ATGTCTTGATCAAAGCCAAATCCACGACGCACCTTATAGCTATAGATGATTACAACTTCGTCTAGTTCGCCGTCTACGTTGTAGTAGGTTCGATATTCGTGTTTACGGAAAAAATAAAGTCGGTAGTTGGATTCTGTTGGCCGGATATAAAAAAGACCTTGGCCATCAGACAGGAAATAATCCCAGATTGAGTCCAGGCGAGTATCGAGTTGATTGTATTTGACTACGCGATCAATAAAATCTTTGCGCTGGTTACCAAAATTATCTTGCGCCGGAAAAAATTCAACACCTTGGCGGATACCAAATAACCGCATCTGTGCCAGGTGCGATGCCACGATGCCAGTATCAATTGCAGACCCACCATCTTTTTCAAGATACGAGTCAATGATCTCTCTTAATCGTGTTTTAGCATCGACCGCCATTAACTATTTTCCCCTTTATCTTTATTGATCTTAGCAGTTTTTAATGATTAAGAGACCGTTTTGGTTTGAAAACCTGCAGGCATTTGTTGTCCATATTGAGGACCGGCAAAAAATCCAACGTTACCTATTGGTGGGCCGCTGGTAGGATTGACAGCAAAAGGAAAAGGTTGGGGGCCGCCGCCAGGAGTAAGGCCTCTGCGCATGAGCTCTTTTTGGATTTGTATATTACCGCCTGGAATACTTTCTTGTAGCCGGCGAAGTTGATCAATTGATCTTCCAGATAATCCACCAGGGGACCCGGCCCCAGGGATTTCAAAGCTTGGGCTAGCAGCAAGAGTATTAGCGTTTTCTACTCCAAGTGGGTTGCCCATATAACCCCCATAAAAACCAGCCATTTTAATGCCTCTTATATTGTTTTATTTTACTCTTCTATAACCTCATACCCAGCACTGTCGTTGAGCTTGGTTAGAAGAACACCATTTCCCTTGAGCTTCCATTCCAGGACATCGCCCTCTTGCCAGCCAAGGGTTTCTATGATGTCATCCGGAAAAGTGATGAATGATTCCCCATTTTCGTCTTCTTGTATTTCCAGGATGTAGCTCATTTTGCCAAAAGCTTTTCCACAAGTTTATCAAGCTTCATGTTGATCTGTTTAAAATTGTCGTGCATTTCCTTGATTTCTCTAAGAAAGTCAACCTTAAGCACGTAGTCCAATGGAAGCCTATTTACTTTTTCTTCTAAATTTTCCAACTTTCGTTCTTGTGCTTCGACGGCGGAATGAATTTGCCGTGCACGATCTGAAAAACGTCCTAGAATTTTAGTGGCGGTCCAAGAGCCGCCGGTTACGCCTGCTATACAAAGCGTAATATACACAGCTAAATACTCTGGTCCCACGGCTGAAGTTCTTTTTATTATTCTAAACTTTAGTAATCAAGATGAAGGTTTCCTTTCCTGGCCAATCCCGTTACCAACCAGACAAGAGAATTTTAAATTTATCTGGATCATGAGTTTTAATGCGATGGCAATTTGCACACAAAACTTGGCACTTGTTCATTTCAAGTTTTAACTTCTCAATGCTTCCAGTATGCATCTTTGCAATGTCGCAAACTTTTGTTTTAGGATCAAGATGATCAAAATCAAGCGCAACAGCATGCTCTGCATATCCGCAACACGCGCACCCCCTTTTCAATTTCTCTTGATGAATGATTGCGACATTTCTTTGTTGTATATTTTTGGCGGCCTGCCTGCAACTTATTTCTCTTTTGGCCCAGGCTTCTGGCTTAAGCCAATTCATTTGAAAAGTTCCGTCTTTGTTAATACGGGACTTGCGTCGATACGCCAAGAAGATTCTTCCATCAAGACCAACCTCCCCATACTTCCAGGGGTTTCCTGTTGCTGGATTTATCCTTTCCATTAGTAATCCAAATGAAGATTTCCTTTTCTAGCAAGGCCTGTGACCAGCCAGACGAGAGCGTCGACCGTATCGTCATGACTACTAACACCGAAATTAGTGAGTTCCTCGAAGAGATTACTGAAGTTCCGGTAACGGTTGAAGATGATCTTACGGTCTTCAAACATGCCAATGATGCCACGGAATCGCGCAAGCTTATCTGCACGGAACCCCTTCACTGGGTGCCAAATCAAGTTGTAGAGTCCTTCGTTATTCAGGCAAACACGCTTGAAGTCGGCTTCCAGGGAGGCCTGGTATTGTACAGCTTCTGACCAAATATCACACGTTGAATACGTTGGAAAGTATGCGCCGTTTTCATCACAACCAAGAATAGACCAATCATTTAAAAGTTCTTTCATGGCATCTAGTTTCTCTAGGTTGCCCATTACGCGGATACGCCTGTAATCAATGATGTGTATACGGTCGCCAATGCGTCCGCCAAGAATCATTACGGTGTAATCGTTTTTCTCTTTAACTCCAGCAGAAAGATCAACGCCAACTCCAAGAGCGTCAAACTCTGTAGAGATTTCAGCTTTAACAATTAGCTCTGGTGCCAAGGAGAGTTCATTCTGTCTGATCACCTGGTTCATGTACTGAAAAGAAAACGCAATGGGCGCCTGCCTTTTCTTTTCCTTCAAGTATTCCAAGGACCACATGTCTGGCCAATATGATTTCTCTTCTCCGGTTTTGATATCGTTTTGAATTGCAGACAAAACAATTTGAACCCAATTATTTTGTTCGTTAAATGTTGTTGAGTGAATATCGTCGTGCCTGAATCTGGTACCAAGGCAGATCGCCCTGGCACCTTCAAACATGGTTGGTGAGATCACTGCATTCCAGTTGTCCTGCATCATTTTTCTGATGTCTGGGTTAGAAATATCTGCGGCTGACTTAATGGCGTCATCAATCATTACCAAATGTGAACGCTTGGATGTCACCGAACCTTTCAAACCTGCAGCGCAAAGGGTAAATTGCTCATCCCCTGTCACCTCAATACCAGCAAATTTATGGTCAATAGACCAGTACTCATTACTGGTTACGTTCTTCAGAAGGCGTACTTTAGGAAAAACTTCTTGATACCTTTTGCTTTCAATGATGCGTTTAATGGTTGCAGACTTGGAACGTGCAATATCTACCGTATAAGACAAGTAGAGGATTTGAAGTGGAAGCTTGGCGGTAGTGTGAACACCAATTGCCCACGCCGTAAGCAAACCCAAGACTGTAGATTTGGCTGATCCCCTGGGAGCAAGCAGGTCAATATTAGGCCCAGCAATTTTGATTAGACAAGAGCTGTCTTCGTTTGTTACAAAATGCCGGTGCCATTCTTTGTGGTGCTCAGCCGGGGGCTTATCTGCTACGTACTCACAAAAATAACCAAAGTCTTCCTTTGCTAGATCTAGTTTATCTTGATTTTTATTTTCTTTAATTTTAAAGTTCTTTGTTGCAGCGCGAGCATTACGCCGGTGCGCCAAATAGGTATAAGCGGGCACAGCACGTAATCAAACTATGATTAAATACTAGCTTATTTTTTGTCTTTACGTTTTTGGTCTTGGTACTTCCTGGCCTTGTCTAAGGCTGCCTTACGCTTTTCCTTATCGTTCATCTCAGTGCCATCCTCCTTCTTTGCTTCTTTCTTCTTGAGGTACTCAAGGAACTGAGGAGGCATTTTACCTTTTGCCATAATTATTCTCCTGGACGCCTAGCGGGAATATTATCACCAGAGAAGCCGGGCCGCATTGGTGCCTGAGCGCCACGACGTTGCTGCTCACGGGCATAGTTACCATATGCTGGGCCCACTCCTCCTCCAACGGGAGGAAGGCCCCCTGGAGCGGCTTCTGGACGCTTGATACCTGCTGATTCGGCTACGCTGCCAACTCTGCCTTGAATGTTTTGTTTGGCAGTAGCGTTATCACCAGCCAATGGAATGCGTTTGCCTGCACCCATTTTACTTCTTCTTGGGAGGCACAGGCTTGCCTTTACCCTTAGCAGGGGGAACAGGAGCACCTTTCTTGGCGGGAGCGGCACCTTTCTTGGGAGGAACTGGTGCTCCTTTTTTGCCGGCTTCTTCTTTACCTACGGGGACCAAGCCTTTGCCAGGAACGAACTTTTTCTCTACAGCCATGATCAGAAGATATTCCTTGTTTAAGTATACTGTTATTTATTCTTCCAGTTGCATTCTGGCCCACACACTCATAATGGCTTCTTCCAGGGGGGCCTCAATCGGGTCGTCTTTAAAGATGAAGGCTACTTCTCGCATGGCCCTGTCAGCACCAGCCATCAACAAACCTTTGCGATCTTTGACCGAAGTAAACTCTTCTACTTGTGCAATAGTGCCACGTAGTTCACGCTGCATACCGGCGATGCGGGCAACACCGTGATCCCGCTTGACATTACCCTCTCCCGTCATCTCCATAGACTCCCGCAATTTGCGGATGTCTTCTTGCATCTCTTCAATTTCGTAAAGAAGAGTCTTGCGGTGATCTGGCTTCTTGTACTTGCTTTTGACCCAAGATTCACACGCAACAATGCTGCCGTTGTAACCAAGGAAACGGCTATAGAGAAAAACTTCAATTATGGAGTAGTTGTCGGAGGCAAAGGCAAGGAATGATTCCTGGACAGAGCAATCAAGATTGTCTACCCAGCAATCAAATACCTCAATATCGATAAGCTCGCTGGGCCTGTCCGTAGTCACGGGCTTCGTCAGATTGCTTGAACTGCTGCCCCTGCTCCGCTGAGGTACGCTGCTCTTCCGCGCCTTTACCGATGGTTTCTCGTTCTTGAGATCCGACATCTTCTGCCTTTTTCTTAGAGAACTCGTATGCTACACCAGCAGCTTGCTTATATTTGTCTAAATCAAACCAGTCATCAACATCTGTCTGGCCTGCGGGCACGCTACTGGTCATGGCAATAAGACCTCAAGAAAAAATTAGA